AGGTGGTGGTGCAACGGGTCCAACCGGGCCAGGTGGTGGTGCAACGGGTCCAACCGGGCCAGGTGGTGGTGCAACGGGTCCAACCGGGCCTGCCGGTGGTGGTGCAACGGGTCCAACCGGCCCTGCCGGTGGCGGCGGCGGCGCATATTCAAGAACTACTGTTGCAGGAACAACATCGAGTATAGCAGCTGGATCAAGTAGCAACCTTATATTAACAGGGTTTAAAACGTATGCTCTTATTAGTATACAAGTTAGCTATGGTGCATGGGTTACAGTGTATACAAGCACAGCAGCAGAGTCTGCCGATGCAGGCAGGACCATTACACAAACTCCCACAGCAGGAAGTGGTGTAGTTGGCGAAATTATAACCACAACAGCAACCACACAATATTTTAGCCCTGCTATAATAGGTTATAGTAGCGAGACTGTACCTAACAACAATATACAACTTAAAGTTTATAATAATGGTGTATCTTCTGCAGCAATAGTTGTTACACTTACCTTGTTACAGTTGGAGGCTTGATAATGACAAAAATATTTCTAGGCCTAGACGGTCTACCATTAGCCAATCTCGGAGATCCAACTCATGATGGAGAACGAGAATTCTTTATTACTTTAAAAGACAAAAGCGATGAAACTCAATTCTTAGAAGATATGGCATCCATAGCTGGTACATCGCACATACCTAACAGACCGGTAAACGTTGGTAAAACTTATCAAAATTTAAGATCTAATAGCCATTTTATCACACACGACGAAGCAGTAAAACTTGCACACGACCCTAGAATCTTAGCAGTAGAATTGAACCTAAAAGACAGAGGTGCAAAAATTGATTATCACTCTTGGTCAACCACTGGCACATTTAGCAAAGCATTTTATCTAAATGCAACAGATATAAACTGGGGGCTATATAGGACTTATTCTACTGCCAATACTGCCAACTGGGGTAGTGGCAACAACACACTGCCCGGCACTACGGTGCAAAGCCAACTTACAGGTAAAAATGTTGATGTAGTTGTGTTTGATGCAGCCGTTCCATGGCCAACTACCTACGAATTTTGGCAAAATCCTGCACCAAGTGGGTATTCGAGACAGGTTTTATTTCCATGGAACGACGAATTCTTTGTTTATGCTGCATGGCCGGGAATGTTCCCGGCAATTATGTGGAATGAGCATGACGCACATACCACAGGAACTGTAGCAGGTAATACACAAGGGTTCGCTAGAGATGCAAACATTTATAACGCAATAATTGGTTTTAATCTCTTTGATGCAATAATAAATTTTCAGCGTTCAAAACCTGTAAACCCAAGTCTTGGGGTTCCAAACCCAACTATAACCAACAACAGTTGGGGCTATAGTATCGGCGCGACTGCAGACAGTTTTATGCAATATGTTTCACAAATAAATTATAGAGGTGTACTTTATTACCCTACATCCGGTAGCGAACCAGGCTCATATATTTGGGATTTTACAATACTTGCTGGTTTAAAAATCCCGAACGAATTTGGCAACGGCTTCCCAGTGCAAGATGCTGCAACCGACGCTGCATTTATCCTTGGTGCGTCGGAGGGAATAATTAACGTTGCATCGGCCGGCAACTCTTTTTTTTACGTAGATAAACTAGGCGGACTGGACTATAATAACTGGCTATATCTTGATGCCGTTGGACTTGCAGGTGTTTATTACTATAACAGAGGCAGTAGTCCGGCTGCTGCTGTTGATTTATTAGCAGCGCCTGGACACGAACGAGATAATTCTCCCATATCCGTTGGCGCATTTGGGGCGGTTCAAACCGGAGAAACCGGCGGGACCTCTGTACTCATAGTATACGGATTTCCAGGGTATACGCTTGCAACAGGACTACTAGCAACAGACTACAAATCAGAGTTCAGCAATTATGGACCAGGTGTTGACGTTTTTGCCCCGGGAGAATGTATAACAAGTGTGATATTATCGTCGGCGTATCTAGGAGGAGGCGGCGCAGCAGGTACTAACGTTCCGGACCCTCGTACAACCAATGTAGGAATAGATGTTTTAAATAATGTCTTCAATAAAGATGCCGGCACATCGATGGCGGGCCCACACGTTGCAGGAGTTCTAGCATGTCTGCTTGAGCAATATCCTACAATGACCATGTTGGAGGCTAGACAATGGATACAACAAAACTCATTGCCAACCCTACAATCAACATCCGGCGGTACTAATGACGGAACAGACTCTGCAGGTTCCAACAATCTAATACTGTTTATGCCACAAACACGTATTGCTCCTGCAAATGTCGGAGGTTATCAACCAATACCATATCCTGTCAACAATGGAATGCTGAGACCGGCTGCTGGACAAGTTTGGCCACAATCTGTTCCTCGTGTAACTGCAACTGCTGTCGAGCAAACATACAGGTTATCGGCTGACAGAACAACAATCAACACAATATCTAAGTATGGAATATCACCGCCGGCTCACCCAAATAAAAATCCTATTAGTAATATACCGGGATGTATTATGATTGACGGCAATGATTGGCTTTTGCCGTTCACCGGTACCGGCTGGCTTGATGTTTTTCAACCTGCAGGACCGGGTCTTTTTGGTACAGAATCGTGGACCTTTGAATGCTGGATTAATTTTTATTTTTTACCTGGTATATATGGATTGGACACTGAAGCAATAATAATTAAGAAAGGTACAAACTCGGCCTACGATCTTGATATTAGAATAACTTTGGCAGACAGCAATTGGTATGTAAATTTAGCATGGAATGCTGTAAACATACCGCCAATGACACTACAATCATCTGCACTACCTGGGCTGTCTTACGCAACATGGTATCATTTAGCTGTTGTTAATACAGTTTCTGGTGCGGTAATATACTGGAACGGTGTTGCAGTCTGCTCTTCTACACCTCTAACAGGATTTACAGACGGGATTAATTATTTTACTCTTGGCAGATCGTTTAGTGAATATTCTCCGCAATTAAACGGCCGTCCAATTGTGGATGTACCATTCAGTAATTTTACATCCGCGCCATCCACGCACGGTATGACTGGATTTATTTCAAATCTTAGAATTTGCAAAGGTGTGGCAGTTTATACTGGTAATTTTACCGTTCCATCTGCCCCATTACAATCTACGCAGTCTGCAGGTACCAACATCAGTGCCATAACTGGAAATCAATGTACACTTCTCACTTTACAGTATTACGACGCAACCGGGCAAGGGTGTGTTGACAGTAGTCATACTTCAACTCTTAATCAAATAGGTCAATGGGTTTTCTACACCGCCGACGCAATTGTCGCAAACGCTGGGTCAGCTGGCGACCCTCTATTTGCTGCCCCAAACACATTGACGTTTTCCTGGGCTATAGATCCTTTCACAAACACCGGCGAAAATACCGCAGTAGTCACTTTGGCCACTACTGGTGTTCTAGATGGGACACAAATAAAATACATGTGGAGTTCAACATATAACTCGCTTACACCATGGGACTTAAACGGAGACATTAGTATTGCTGGAAACAGTCTTTTAGTAGGTGTTATGACCGTAACAGGTGGCACAGCTACACTTCCTGTTACATTTACCAGTACACAATCGATACCAATTTGGCTCAGATTAGACGTGTTTGGGACTGAACCGTTGCTATTTCAACTTAACTACACATAAAGGGCAATTTAAATGCATAACCCATTCATAAACGGACATAAACATCTGACAACAGCGTGGAAAACATTAAGAGCAGAACTAACAACAGATGCAACCGACACTGAACATTTAGATCGTGTGGCTAAATTTTGGAGCCTTGCACCGTTAACAACCAGGGTGCTAGACTGGGACAATCCAACTAACTGGCCGGATGCATGGAATCTTATGTACCAAAATAACTTTGACGAAAGTGCAGTGTCATTGGGAATGTTTTATTCTCTAATTTACGCAACTGACAATCGATGGAATGCTGACCGACTGCAATTACAACTAATAACCCATCGGCAAAAATCATTCCAATCTATTATTCTAGAAATAGACGGCCACTGGTTGCTGAACTTAGAATACAATCTAGTGATAGAACGACAAACTTCTAAAAAAGGATACACTGTGCAGCACAAATATGGTTACAACGACGATCGGCATTGGTTGCTAACCGCAGGCAATATGGTGTTACACACCGCTATAAAAACAAATGACAACGCCACAATATAACGTTTAAATACGTTGGCAGTGGGGGTTAAACCTCCATTTAAAAAACTAAAAAATGAAGAGGATAGATCATGGCCACCCATAAACCGGGAGAAATTTACGTCATCAAACGCGATGGGCACCGAGAGTTGCTTAACATAGAAAAGTGGCAGGCACAGATTGCCAAGATTTGCAAAAACATAGCAGATGTTAGCCAATCTATGATTGAGATCAAATCCCAACCGCATTTTTACAATGGTATATCAACGAGCGAAATTGACGGTATAACGTTGCGGGCAATTGTTGATCTAATCGATGTGGATATTAATCCCGATATTGGCCACACAAATTACCAATATGTTGCCGGAAAGCAACGACTGAGTATGTTACGCAAAGATGTGTATGGCACATATAATGTCCCGCATCTATATTCTATTGTCGAAAAGAACGTTGAAATTGGTTTGTATACATCAGAACTACTAACTTGGTATACAGCAGAAGATTGGAATAAAATGAATGACATGCTGGATCATGAAAAAGATGAACAGTATGGCTATGCAGCAATTGAGCAGTTAATTGAAAAATATTTGGTTCGAAATCGTACTACCAAAGGAATTTATGAAACCCCTCAAATACGCTATATGATTGCAGCGGCCACTGTTTTTCATTCTGAAGAGCCAAACAATGCTAGAATGCGTTATATTAAAGAGTATTACCAGTCAGCATCCGATGGGTTGTTCACACTGGCAACTCCGGTATTAGCAGGACTAGGCACGCCGACCAAGCAGTTCAGTTCGTGTGTGTTGATTCGCAGTGATGATGATTTGGACAGCATTTTTGCCAGTGGAGAAATGATGGCGAAATATGCCAGCAAGCGTGCAGGAATTGGTCTTGAGATTGGTCGTTTACGTCCTCTTGGTAGTTCTATACGAGGTGGCGAAATCATGCACACCGGTATGATACCATTCCTTAAAAAGTGGTTTGGTGACTTGCGTTCGTGCTGTGTCACACCCGATACTTGGGTAGAAGTCCTAGATGAGGATAATTCTGTAGATAAATAACAGCTTTTCGCATACCAGCATAAATAATAATGGAGGTATGCGAAATGCTAGATTATCTACAAGAATCATATAACGGATCACAAACTAATATGCTATTAAACTCGGCCTATTACTGCTATACACTAAAAGACACCGAAACTGGAAAGTTTTATTCAGGTTCTCGCGGAGTCGAAGGCAGTAATAAACACGATCTGTTGGTAAAATATTTTACTAGCTCAACTGTAGTAGATTTTAAAGAAAATCTAAAAAAGTTTCCGGAGAGATATGAATACAGAATTGAATACTTTAAATCTAGAAGTGATGCGTTTTCGGCAGAAAAAGTATTTCATCAAACACATCAAGTTGGTAAGAATCCTAGTTTCATAAACTCGCTAACATCCGGAGGCACAAACTGCGGAGCAGGATCTGTATTGTGTAAGGATGATAAGGGCAATACTTATCGGGTAACTGTAGAAGCATTTGCTACTGGAAAACATCTACACGTTTCAAAAGGTATGATGAATATCAGGACCGGAAACGGAATCAAAAAGATATATGTTAACGAGTTTGATCCTGCTACACATACTACTGAGTTTAAAGATCATGTTCTAGCACTAGATACAGCTACTGGAAAAACTTGTAAAATTCCAAAAACTACTTTCAATTCTGATCTTAGATATGTCGGTATTACTAAAGGAAAAGTAGTAGCATATGATACAGTTACTAACAACCGAGTAACTGTTTCGCAGGACGAGTTTAATAACTCAAATGGCAGATATGTTGGAAATACATTCGGGCTAGTTTCGGTTATAGACAAGGCCACCGGCGAGAAGAAACTAATAGAAAAAGAAAACTATAATAAAGTCGTGTATAAACACCATAACACCGGAAATGTAGTGGTATACTCGCTAGTTGAACGAAAAATTGTTAAAATAAGTAAAGATGAATATCAGGTAAATTCTTGCAATTATGCTAATCTAACAACCAAAGTTTTCTATAAAGTAGACGGCAGATTTTTTAAATCTAAAAATCTATTAAATGATTACTATCGAGCATCTAGAGGAAAATCTATATTGCATGTAGACCAATTTGGAATATCGAAAAAATTTAACGATATCGAGACATTAACAAGAGAAGAGCACGAAAATGGTAAAAACTAGAAAGATTCAAATTAAAGACCTTAAGGCAGGGATGAAAATTAAAACTAAAACCGAACAAGGCGACGTAGTTTTTAAAACAGTAACAGACAAATGGAATACTAATGTAAAAACCGAAGATCAAGTTCGGTTAGAGTTTGAAAACGGTGTCGTATTAAACTGCTCTGTAAATCATCCTATTATGGTATGGAGAGACTCGGGAGCTTTCATACAGAAAAAGCCAAAAGAACTTACAAATGACGATCACGTGCTGACTGAAACGGGGTTCACTCGTTTGCTAATTGCTGATTTTGAGCAGCAAAACGACCCTAGTTACATTGATATTACAGTAGAAGATACTCACACATTCTTTGCATCTGCTAGCCGCGAAGGACCGATGGTCTTGACACATAACAGCCAAGGCGGTATCCGCAATTCAAGTGCCACAATCTACTATCCAATCTGGCACTATCAATTTGATGATTTGATTGTATTGAAAAATAACCAGGGAACTGAAGAGACCCGAGTTCGACACATGGACTATGGTGTTGTATTGAATGCAATGTTCTGGCGTCGGTTCAAGAACCAGGAAAATATCACGTTCTTTGATCCTAATCAAGTACCAGATCTATACGAAGCATTTTATCAAAATACCGCACGATTTGAAGAATTGTATGTAAAATATGAAAAACGCACTGATCTCCGCACAAAAGTCATGAGTGCTGAAGAAGTATTCAAGAGCGGAATATTGAAGGAACGCACAGATACTGGTCGTATCTATTTGTTGTATATTGATAACATTCAAAACCAAGGACCGTTTGATCCAGAATTCCACACCATCTATCAAAGCAATCTGTGTGCAGAAATTGTTCTGCCAACTAAGGCATTCAAGAGACTGGATGATGACACTGGAAGAATCGCCTTATGCACCCTTGGATCGATAAATTGGGGATGCTTCAGAAATCCAGAAGACATGCGTCGGGCTTGCAGAATTCTATTACGCAGCCTAAACAACATCCTCGACTACCAGGATTTTCTCAGCGTACAGAGCAAACTCAGCAACGACGAAATCCGCCCTATTGGTATCGGCGTCACCAATCTTGCATACTGGCATGCCAAGCGAGGGTTCAAGTATGGAACACCCGAAGCACTGGCAGAAGTAAAAACCTTCACAGAGCATCAGGCGTATTATCTAACCGAAGCCTCTGTGGAATTGGCCAAAGAGCGTGGTAAGTGTCTACACAGCGACAAGACCCGGTATGGTCAGGGAATTTTTCCATGGGAATTACGTGCAGACGGCGTGAACCGACTCACCGATTTTACACCAGAATTAGACTGGGAAACACTACGCCAAAATATGAAAGAGCACGGTGTAAGAAATGCAACCCTGATGGCTATTGCACCGGTTGAAAGTTCCAGTGTCGTGATCAACAGCACCAACGGTATTGAAATGCCAATGAGCTTGATAAGTGTCAAGGAATCTAAAGCAGGATCGTTTATTCAGGTTGTACCAGAATATCACAAGTTGAAAAACAAGTATCAACTGTTGTGGGAACAAACCGACTGTGAAAACTATCTCAAAACTGCTGCGGTGCTTGCTGCGTATATCGACCAAAGTATCAGTACCAATACGTTCTATTCACCAAAGCATTATCCAGATAGAAAGATACCTTCCACATTGATTGCTAAAAACTTGATGAATGCACATATATGGGGTTTAAAAAGCCTATACTATTCACTTATAGAAAAACAAGGTAGTAAACAGGTAGATGACGTTGCTACTCCACTTGAATTAATTGATTACGATGCTGAACCCGACTGCGATAGTTGCGTTTTATAAAAGAAAGAATTTAACCTATGTCACTACAACAATATGACCTTTCAACAAAAACAGATTATTTGAATAGAAAGATGTTTCTAGATCCAGCAGGTCCGGTAACTATCCAACGGTTCGAAGAGTTTAAATATCCAAAAATTGCCAAATACGAACAAGAGCAACGAGGGTTCTTTTGGATTCCAGAAGAAATCAATCTATCTAGAGATGCAAATGATTTCAAAGAAGCCAGCAATGCTGTAAAGCATATTTTTACCAGTAATCTTCTAAGGCAAACTGCACTAGATTCTCTGCAAGGGCGAGGACCTGTGCAGGTGTTCAGTCCTGTTGTGAGTCTTCCAGAATTAGAAGCACTAGTGTTGATTTGGTCAATGTTTGAAACAAATCTTCACAGCAAGTCGTACAGCCACATCATACGTAACATTTATAATGTTCCAAAGGATGTATTCAATACTATACACGATATTCAGCCAATCTTAGACATGGCCAGCAGTATTGGCACATACTACGATGCGCTTCATTTGATCAATTGTAGAAAAGAAATTGGCGAAACGATACCTGAAAAAGAACACATCAAAGCAATCTGGTTGGCATTAAACGCCAGCTACGGGTTGGAGGCGTTTCGATTCATGGTTAGTTTTGCTACTAGCTTGGCTATGGTAGAAAATAAAATCTTTGTTGGAAACGGCAATATCATCAGCTTGATTTTACAAGACGAGTTGCTACACAAGGACTGGACAGCATTTATAATAAACCAAGTGACAAAAGAAGATCCGAGATTTGTTGAAGTTAAGGCTGAATGTGAAGAAGAAGTGTACAGTATGTATGCCGATGTTATAAAAGAAGAAAAAGGCTGGGCAGACTATCTGTTTAGCAAAGGTCCAGTAATAGGATTAAATTCTTCAATATTAAAAGATTTTGTTGACTATACAGCGGCTATCGCACTTAAAGAAATTGGTATAAAATATCGAAGTCCTGCTCCGCGTACCACGCCCATTCCTTGGTTTAACAAGCACAGCAATCCAAGCAAGAAACAGTCAGCTCTTCAAGAAACAGAAAGCACAAATTATGTGATTGGGGTTATGAGCGAAAAGGTTGATTACAGCAATCTACCATCTATATAATGAAAATAGCAGTTATTACTCCGTATCATGGAGAGAGTGCTGCAACTCTCTCCAGGTGCTGCAACTCCTTACAGTCTCAAACATATCGTAATCATACACACATAATGGTGGCCGACGGGGATGTTCACCCTATCGTTAACACCTGGCACAATGTTGAGCATATAATACTACCACACAGTCACACCGATGCCGGCGCAACTCCAAGAGCTATAGCTGCTATGTCGGCGTTTAGTAGAGGGTTTGACGCAGTTGCGTTTCTTGATGCAGACAATACCTATACTGTAGATCATCTCAAAACAATGGTTGATTTAATCGGCAACAATGATGTAGTTACAGCTACTCGAAATATATGCACAGTTGCTGGAGATTTATTATACGTAGACACAATTGAAAGTAATGGTGATCAGTTTTGCGACACAAACTGTATGTTTTTTACAAAGGACTTGATACATTTACTACCATCGTGGATCACCGCGCCAGAAAATAGACTATGGAGTGATAGATATTTTTGGGCAGCAGTAATACAAAATAATTTTCGTCGTGTACATTCATCGATACCAACGGTTAACTATCATTCTCGGTGGGCATGGCATTATCAGCACGCCGGGAGAACTCCGCCCGAGAATAGTGTATGGATAGATCGTAATGATACCGGATCCCTGATCCATTCGATTCACGGGCAATCTCACATATAAGAAGGATTAACATGCAAGCTGAAATATACACAAAAAATGACTGTGGCTATTGCACAAAGGCCAAGGAACTTTTCTCCGAGAAAGGTATCTCCTACGTAGAACACATCATCAGTCCTGGATTCAATGAAACCCCGCTGGGTCCGAATCAGTTCTATGTGAGCAAGGCACAGTTGCTTGAGCGTGCTCCAAACGCCAAGACCGTTCCCCAAATTTGGTTGGAAGGTAACTATATCGGTGGATATACTGAGCTGGCCGCATTTTTTAACGGCAATTGATCTGATCTAAATAAGGCAAGGAGGCCAAAGATATGCCATTGAATCCACCAAGCTATTCAGGACAGGACGTTTGGTACAGCCCTGACGTTTTCGCCAACAAGTCGCAGGTGGCTCTGTGGCAGCCTCCACAGCCTCGAGAACCGGTAAATGATCCCACTTTACAGGCCATGATCGGTGGGTGTGAGATCGGAGCCGACGGAACGGCAGAAAGCCAAAATCAAGTAGCTGCGTACCATCAACAATTGGTACAGCAGGGTCTCGTCACGCAGGATCAGATGAATCAGGCCAATGCTACCAGGCCGTCCGGTGCCGAGGCGAGCAATACGGCTCCGCCCGCAAATCCTCCCGCATTTGCAAATGACACGCAAGGCGTTGAGAATCTTTCTGATTATCCATTAACGTTGCAGCTTAGCCGCAATTTCACGCTCGGACAGATGACCGCTAGTCCATATGTAAGCTTCCAACATATCGTACCAGCATCCGGCTGGGCAGGACTAACCCGTGGACAGCTCATTGCAAATCTCAAGCTATTGGCTCTCAATACCCTTGATCCTATAAGAGATAGATATCCAGACAGCTTCCTTACCTGCTCGTGGAGACCGGACAATCCAACTGGAACCAACCAACATCCTCGAGGTCAAGCATGTGATCTGCAATTCAGTCGCACACCAAAGAGCAAGTATTACGATATTGCGGTATGGATCAAGGATAACATACCGTTTGACCAGCTGTTGCTCGAATATAAAAACGTACGAGGACCGACCTGTTGGATACATGTTTCATTCAAAGGGTCCGGGAACCGTCCAAACGGACCATACAAGGTCGGTACCATGTTAAATGACAGCTTCAGTGGTGGAAGCACAAGCGGCTTGATCAATCTGGCACCAACCATTGGTCTTCCTTGAGATTTGTTGCTTTCAATCGCTTGCTAGGTTATCCTTGCACATACAAGGAGAAAATAGATGCTAATAGAAAAACCGATGTCAACCGGGGACGTGGTCTGCATAAAGATCAGCAATGGCGATGAGGTCATCGCCAAGATATCTGACATTGATGGCAACACCGTGACTGTGACCAAGCCATATCTGATGGTTCTCAGCCAGGATCCGAGGACTGGGCAGCCTAGTGTACAGATGGCACCATTCTTCATGCTAGGAGGAGATCCAGCTGGTAAGTTTCCCATCAATCGCTCTCATATCATGTGCATGGTCAGGGCTAATAAGGATGCTGTGTCTGGATATACACAACAGACAACTGGCCTGACCATTCCGGGCGGAGGGTTGATAACCTGATGCACCTTCCTTTCCAGCAAATGCCAACATTTTGCGGAGTTGGCACGGATGACTCTCGCCCGTTTGCTGTGATTGGTGCCCCGGTTGATTGTGCGACCACATTCCGTAGTGGTACCAGGATGGGACCTGCTGCCATTAGGCAATCAAGCCTCATGTTAACGGATGGTACACACGATCTGTATCCATACGATCTCCGGGAATGGGTATATGATGCAGGAAACATGCCTCTTCCTTCTGGTAATACCATTGACATGCTGGATGACATTGTGTAATGCCATCCAGCTTGCATTACACTGATCTCCATTTATTGAAAAGTAAATGATCAATTCACATATATCCAACATGGTTTACATGTCGGATATGCATCGCGGAAAGCGTAAATTCTTCAATAGCAATAGAACGACCAAATAGGACTTCCTCGGATTAGGAGTTGACAATGCCCGATCTTATAGCTATAAATAAACTTGATACTGTTGATAACGGTCAAATAGACCAGGCAGGACCCGGGGGCAGTGCCCGGCTATTTGAATAAATAGAAGATGTACTATGTATATCAAATCATAAATCTCATCAATCATAAAATCTATGTCGGAGTACACAAATCTGACTCAATAGATGACGATTACATGGGATCTGGTACGGCAATAACACGTGCCATCCGAAAATACGGAGTTCATAACTTTAAAAAAGAAATCATAGAGATATTTGAATCTCTAGACGACGCATTTGGTCTTGAATCAGCAATTGTTACAGAATCTTTTGTAAAAAGAAACGATACCTATAATCTCAGATGCGGCGGTATTGGAGGCTGGGATCATATCAATCACGTTTCCAAAGAAAATCGTAAAAACTTAAAAGCACTTCAACAGAAATGCCAATCTGGAGAAATTAAAGTAGGAGGGACCAAATATTGGTCCGAAGAAGTCTGGACAAACACTAAAAATCATGGATGGACAGCTCGGATAAACAATGGCCAACTTGACCCAAATACATGGAAAGGAATGTCTCCGTAACAAAGAAATGAACGCATTGCAAAACTAGCAAAATCTATGTCCGGGGATAACAACGGAATGTACGGTACCAAGCTCTTTATTGAGAAGGACCATCAAGGTCCAATTCCGAATATTTCGATATTAAATGCTAGCCATCGATATGTCCCCGGATCCGAACCAGACGGCTGGATTACCATAGATCAATGGCGAGATTTAAGAAAGAATCACAACTCCCCGGGATATGGCCGATCTTGGTATAACGATGGATATAAAAATCATTATCTAAAACGATCAGATCCAAATATAGATCTTCTTAACCTAAAAAAAGGGCGAATTCGTCGTTGACAATATCTGAATACCATATATAAATATCAGTGTGATTGTTTGACCGTAGTCAAATAAGCCGAGCAAGACAGGAGTTCAATTCTCCTCCGGTCCACCATAATAAACAAATTGTTATGGGCCGGATTTGGGATCGATTGGCGGCATTAAGGGCGAAAGAAGTCCAGAAATGGCACAATTACGGTGCGCAAGCTACCTTAACGCAAGAAAACAACACAAACGCAGCAAATGATAATGCTCCGTTTGAGATGGCCCTAGCGGCTTAATCTCATTGGGCAACAAGGAAGGCCTAGAAACAGAAAGGGCAGGAGAAATCCTGCCCTATCCTTTTATTTGTCCTCCTGTGTGGATTTCATGCAAAATAATCGTGGGCTGCTATTGGCCCGACACACAAACACACAGGAGACTAAAATGGAAGCATACGAAATACGCCTTGAGCTGCTGAAGATGGCCAAGGATCTGCTGATGGAAGACTGGCATTGCAAGCGCCAGGCAATTGATAACGTTTATTGCCAAAAACGCGATATGGCGATGACACAGGAGTACAACCAATACGTGGTTGAATACCCAGACGTTCCTCCGGCACCGACCAGCAACGAAATAACTGAGCTAGCCGGTAAGCTGAACGAATTCGTCAGCCGCAGGATCTAACCATTATTTCATCAACTTACCGGTAGCATCAATATAACCTTGTGCTCCGGGCCGATTGTGCAGGATGAACTCACTTTGTCCTGCACGATCGGTTATCCATATGATGTCGTCAACGGGTATCTCTACCTTAACGACTTTTTCAAGCTTCCGGGTCCTTCTGGTTATAAGATCCTGATAATATTGCTGACTATCCTTGAACTCCGTCTTGAGATCATCACCGTCGGTCAGTAGCTCATCACCGTCATATATGTCGTAATAGAATTCATCCTTTCCGGCTTCGTCGGTTGGGGTATCAGTGCGAACGTAACGTTTTCTGAGGAATGTTACCTCTCCTGTTTTGGCGTATTTCTCTAATGCAGCTTGTATTTGTTCATCAGTGATGGGTTTCAGTTTCATTTCCCACGGCTCGATACCAGCATAGGTGGCAGCAATGCGAGGATCGGATGTCCAACTAAGTGTGTTTCTTTTCGGTTTTTCATTATCAATGATCTCCTGCCCTCGATACAACGTCATGACATTTCCGAATTTGGACTTCAACGCGGCCTTTATCGGTGCAAATGCCGAATCTAATTGTTGTCGTATTTCAACGCCCTGTGGGCTTGGGTTAGCGGAATACGCATCCTCGAGCTGCCTGGAATGCATGATGCCAAACTCATATCCTTTTTTCATCGCATCATGTGGCATACCGACAAATCCGTCCATGGCATCGGCAGCTTCGCCGCCTAACTCAGCGTCCGCTTGATTCACCAGTGCATCAATGCCAAGCTTTGCCACGCTTATATCGGAGAAAGATTCTCTCATCAACCCGGGGAACATCTCAAATAATCTCATGTTGGTATTTATGGGTCACTAATATGGTAAATACATCAGTGGGAGAAATCCTGCTAATGTCCATAAATATCAATGAAGTAGATATCTCAGACTGGTATTTTGAAAAGCTGGTCAATCACCGTTTACGAACGCTGGAATTGGCTAGGTTGTTTGGTGACGACACGCACACAAAGAAACTGATTCTACAAGCAAATAAACTTTTTAATACACAAGGGCGGAAATACGTTTCCGCCCTTGTTCATTTGCAATGGTTGACAACCGTTAGCGTTTTAATATGCTTAGGAGATCTTTCTCCTTACAGGAATAACAATGGCCAAGAAAACTGACGAAATCATCAAGCTTACGGACACACAGCATCATCGCTTGCGTACCGAAATGTATCTTGGCAGCCGCAACCTACACACACAGACCGTGATCAATTGGAACGGCACGCAACTTGTTGCCGATGAGATTTCATGGACTCCTGCTGCCTACTGCGCATTTAGGGAGATATTTGATAACTCGCTTGATGAAGTGATAGGACACGGGCACGGCAGCAAGATTGAGGTCACATATGATCCAAAAACATTGAGTTTCTCGGTCACGGATGACGGCCGTGGCATTCCGATTGATTGGGATAAAAACGAGAACATGCACAAGGCAACCCTGGCTCTAACCCAGGCCCGTGCTGGTCGTAATTTTGGCGAAAGGCAGGAAGTGCGGGGTACCAATGGTATTGGTGCATCGGTGGTGGTAAGCTGTTCAAGCGAATACCACATTGACATACGACGTGATAGCAAGCGGTTCCAGCAGAGTTTCCGTGAAGGCACTGAGCTCATGCCTGACACTGACATCAGCGAACCGAAGATAACCAGCAGTTCGGGAAAGACCGGAACCGACACGCATTTCCGCCTGAGTCCAGCCGTGTTTCCCAAGGCCGTGGTCCCCCTTGAATTCATTCGGGCCAGGGTGTTTGAAGTTGCTGCTAACCATCCCCGTATTAAATTCACCTTCAATGGTGAAAAGATCAATGTTGGCAAAAGCATTGATCGAACCATGTTTAGCGATCGGGATGTGGTGGTGATTTCCATTGCCGAGGAGAAATTCAACAGCACCTATTATCTGGTTCCTGGTTTTGCCACAGAAGGTGAATTCTTGCATTCAACGGTAAATGACATACCTGCATTCAATGGTGGCCAACACATCGACACGTTCAAGCGATTGTTCTTTGGTGGAATGATCAAGGCCATGGAACGAGAAAGCAAGAGACGGGGATTAACCCCAAATCGCAGCGACATTGCGGAAGGCCTGTTGATCTACAACACCACCACCATGCATGCTCCTAACTTTGATAGCCAGAGCAAGACCAGATTGATCAACGACGAGGTGGACAAATACATCAAGGCCAGCCTTGAGGACGAAAACACATTCAAGACGATCATGCGCGCCAACAAGCCATGGATTGACGCCATCTATGCACGCTGCGCAGCGCGGACACAAAAACGAGACGATGCTGACATTGCCAAGGCAAATCGCAAGTTGATGCGGAACAAGGTTCCCAAGCTGCT